AAGGTATAATACAAGCCTATTCGGTTACAAACTGCCCCCCATTTTGTAACCTTTTGTAACCGTTTTGTAACCAAGTGACAAAATTTTAACAAGCGCCACCAAACTCTGGGCCTTTGCCAACACCGGCCAAATAGTTACAATTTGTAACCGAGTATTGACAAACAAATAACAGTGTGATACAATAATGAACGGAGGTGAACACAATGATTACCAGAGACCAATACAAGAAGCTGGTGGATGAAGCCGCCAACCCTGACACTGGCACGGCAGCCCTTCTGCAACTGAGGGACTTTGGTGACGAGTTTTTCGACCATAGCGAAAGTCTCGCCCAGAAGGCGCAGGAGCTTGAGGGCAGTGTGAAAAGCCTCAGGGAGACCAACATGGCCCTATTCCTCAAGACCGGAGGGTCTACCGCGAACAAGGAGGAAGAGCCCGAGGAAACCCCTGAGGACGAGTACAAGCGGCTGTTTGCGAGTCGCGTTTTTGAAGAGGAGGAATAACGATGCCTATTAAGAACAAGATGATGGCCCGAATCAGTAACGCGGACGTGCTGAAGGCCGGAACCATCAAGTACCCCGCCCTTAAGGACTACACGGCTGAGGGGACCTATGACCTTCTGACCACCAGAGGGTACGAACAGCTGGAAAGCATCGACCCCAAGCGGGTGAGCGAGGCTTTCGCCCTGCTTCTTCGAGTATACCTGGACGAAATCAACGTGGCCGAGGCCAGGGACCCCCTGGCTGAGGTTGGTCTGGGCGTTCCCAGGACCAGCACCACTTTTGGCGAGTACGCCCAGCGTATCGCCATTAACGGGCTTAAGCCTGTTAGCCCCAAGTTCCGGGACCTGAAGGACGGGGACACCGTCGACCAGCAGGTTATCCGGTTCCCCAAGGTTGACCAGCGGTTCTTCGGGCCCAACTACGACTTCCAGAATTGGTTCACCATGGCCGGCGACTGGACGCTTCGTCGGGTGTTCCTGAGTGAGTTTGGCATCAGCGACTTTACAGCCGGCCTTATGCGCCAGCTGGAGAACAGCTATGTCACACAGACCTACCTGGCCAAGCTGGAGGCCATTGGCACCGCCATTTCTGGCAGTGCTGAGTTCCCGCTAAAGCCCACTCAGACCATCGACATCCCCTGGGGCGCAACGCCTGACGTGCAGATGAAGCTGAACGCTGTTCAGGCCATCCTGAACCTTCTGGAGGCCATGACTGACCTGGGCGCCTACACGGGTAGCTTCAACGAGATGGGGTTCGAGACCGTGAATTACCGTGACCAGTTTGTTATGCTGGTGCGGCCCGGTGTGAAGAACCTTCTCATGGTGACTGACGGTGTTGTGTACAACCCTGACCGGCTGTACATCGACATTCCCATGAAGACCGTTCAGAATTTTGGCAACCTTCAACCGTTCCAGGACGAGGCGTTCACCACCCCTCTTTACCCTGTTTACGACTCTGTTGGGGCTGAGATTGGCTTCAACACTGTAGAGGGGAGCAGCGAGGTGACGGTGCGGAACGACGATGTGTTCTATAAGGACCCACATGCGGACGTTCTGGGGGTCATCATCGACAAGACCAAGATAATCCACACCATCCCCAACCCGTTCACCATCATCCCGGCGCCCTTCAACGCCAGAGGGGTGTACCAAAACTTTTTCGCCAACTGCCCCAACCAGACCATTGCAGTTGACCGGCTGAAGCCTATGGCCGTTCTAAAGGCCGTGGCGCCCAGCGCCTAACCACAGGCCAGGGGGGTGTGGAAATGCCCCCCTGGTCTTTATTGAAAGGAGTGACAGGTATGCCCCAGACCTATGAAACTGTTGGGTACAAAGGGACGGGATTCAACGCCGTCAACATCCCGGATAGCCCGGCACTGCTTGAGACGTGCGAGAAGATACACTTCAAAAGCGTGTTCAAAAGGCAAGGGAGCGGCCTGACACAGGTAAAGGTGGACGCGTCCTGGAGTGAGGTGAAGGACATCGACTATCTTCGTGTTGGTTCCGATTACTACGCTGTTACCGGCGTGGAAATGGCAAGCGACCGGACTGCCGTCCTAACGCTGGAGCAGGATTATGTCACCACACTTGGCGGCCCGTCCGCGCTGACCGTCATTGACGGGTGGGTGAGCCGTAGCCACACAAAGGAAGATGAGCTCTTTGGGAACATTCTCCCCGAGGGCTTTACGCCAACGAGGGACCTGGTTATGGACCCGCCTGAGTATTTTACACCTGAGACACCCGGGGAGGCACTAACCGTGGTTGGTGCAACAATCGACCTTAACGCCGTCAAGAGGGTGGCTGACAAGTATGTCAGCGAAGACGCCGACCCGCTTAGCGTCGCTGTCCCGCGTGTCCCGCCAATTAAAGAGGGTACAGCCATTCAGGTGCAGATGCCGCCCACGTTTGAGGTGACGGACGTTCGCCACAACACCCTACCGAACCTGTCACTGTTCAACTTCAAGACCGCCAGGGTGCAAGAGGCAATGGCCGTTGTAAGGTCTTTGGGGCTTGAGACGGCCATAACGGCGTGTTATGTCATCCCCGGTGGGTATCACGGCAACCCAGAGTATTTTGAACCAGGGGACCCGACCATTGTTCTTATGCCCGGCGGACACGCAACACACCAAACAACCACCCTGCCGTACAAGTTTCAGCTGAAGGACGGGTATCAACCCAAGAACAACAAGGTGTACGCGTTGGCGAATACCTATTGCCTTAGGAGCCTGTGCTCTGGCGAAGGCATGGATTTTGAGGCGTACAACATTGTTGGCGCCTCCGGGGAAGCGGCGCCGGCCTTCATCATGTATTCCGACCCAAGTCCAGAGGGGTGCCCCTTTTATGCGCCAAAGAATTTCCATGGCCGACCGGTGTCGAAGTTTGAACAGGTCATAAAGGGTGAGACGTGGCAAAACACACCTATAGCCTTTGGTGCCGCAAGCGGGTACGGAACCGAGAGCGTTGAAGCTATGCGCGCGTTTAGGAAATCAAACCCCCTGGCGGACCTAACACCGACAAGGGACACGGTTGTAAACGCCGTTGGTGGAAACGACAGTGTCCTTGGAAGTGTAGCCGGGGCACTGTACAGTGCCGCCGCCATGGCTGTGGGGTTTGCTGGTGGCGCCGCTGAGAACATTATTCCTGGCGTCTCCAAGGTTGCCACGACAGCCTACGACAAAGCCGACATTCAGTACAACAGGGAGAAGGCTATGAACCTTCAGGCACCTGAGCTTGTGTTCCCCCGGTCCCACAGTGTGCAAAACTTTGTCGGCAACGGGGCGGCCATTTTCAGGACCAGAATGGACGACGAGGACATCAAAAGGTTTGACCGCTACCTTACTATGTTCGGTTACGCGCAGGACAAAGCGCTCGAGCCGGAGGACTTCACCAACCGGCAGTATTTCAACTTCGTCCAGCTTCAAAACGTCAGCATCAAATCCACAGCGGGAATGCGGTTGAGAATGGGTTGTGAGAAACAGCTTCTGGGTGGTGTGCGTGTATGGCACGTTCTTCCCGACGCTACCTATTACACAAACAACCCGGCAAAGGAGGGAAAATAAATGTGGTATGACAGTGTTTTTTGCGGGGCGTTTCCCAAGAACCTAAGCAAGAAGAAATGGAACGCCGTTGAGAACATGCGGGAGGTGCAGCTGAGGTTCTTCCAGCTGTACAACCTGGCCCTGAGGCTGTTTGAGTGGAGTGGTTTGCCCGACACCTGTTCGGAGAGGTTTCTTGAAATGTGCCTTCTCAGCAGAGGCGCGGCCATGATGACCAAAGAAGAGGGCGGGTTCCTTATCAAGGGGGCCGCCCCAGGCGGGAAAATAAACACCTATGGCGATTACCTTGAAATGTACGGGTGGGGGCTTATTGGCAACAGCGAAAAGTACAAGATGTTCATCCCTGGCTCGAGCGATAGCCGCGAGGTGACAAAGACCTTTGAGCAAAACCTTGGCCCCAGCTTCAACGCCGTTCTCTGCCGGGACAGCTGGAGCATGTTCCCCTACATCGAGTACATCCTAAGTGACGCAACGCGTTTGGCGGACATTCAGAGAAGCATTGACGTGGCCGCAAAGAACCTTAAAACACCCGTGATTGCGGGTATCCCCAAAACACTTTACAGCTCTGTGCAGGAAATTCTGGACCAGCGTAATGACAACGCTGACACCATCTTTCGCGCCGAGGGGCTGGACCTGGACAGTGTAAAGCTGTTCGACCTCAAGCCCAACGTGGAGACGCCCAGAGCTCTTCGGGAGCTGTATGAGTGGGTTGAAAACCGCAACCACACTATTTTTGGTGTCGAAACGGCCACGCAGACGGACAAGGAGGAACGTCTTCTGGTAGACGAGGTGAACGCCACAAAGGGCGTGGCAGACCTGAACGTTCAGATTCGTCTGCAGGCCCGCAAGGAGTTCTGCAAACACCTCAAGGACGCCTTTGGACTGGACGTGAGCGTAAAGCTGAGAAACGGGGGTGAAGATAATGTGGACACCGATGAGCTCGCAGAAGCTGAAAACCTACGAAGTGATTCTGACCGAGGTTGGCCAAGAGACGCTGTTTAAGGGGCTTGATATTCCCCAGAGCGTCCAAGACGACATTCTGGAGTGGTTCTTTGACCGCCAAGTGTGCGACAACGACAAATTTGTTCGCTACTTCCGGCGTGAGGTGGCAATGCTCCAGCACCAGTTTAACGAGTACCTTAGGGTGGAGACCTGTGAATTTGACCCAATGGTGAGCCAGTACCTTGAGCGCGAGCTTAGGGACAAGCGCCTTAGTGAGAGCACAGGCAAAGTAACCAGCGAGGGCACCACCGGCACCCGGAACGACGGCGGAACCACCACCACTACAACGCACGGCACAACCACCACAACCACCAACGACCTCACGGACACCGTCACCAGTCAAAACACGCAAGCGAACGACCTCACACAGCACACGCGGGGTGAGACCACACACGGTGGCACCGTTAAAGTTGAAGGTGGGAGCACCGACGACAGCAGTTCCCTTGATAGCAACACTCCCGACAGTAGCATGTACGCCGGTGGCGTGCCCGGGGCCATGCCGGTCCTAAACTGGGAGTACACGTCTGGTCAACAGCAGAGTCACAGTGAAGGTTCCAACAACAGCCTCACGACCAACGACCTCACTGACGGGGCCGACACGACAACCAAAAACACCGGAACAGTGAAGACCACAGGTGGCGGCAACACCAGGCACGAGGGGACCGTCACCGTTGGCAACACAGGCACAGATTCTACGACTGTCGAGAACAACGGCGGCACCACAGGGACCAGCCACAACGAGCAGGGCACTGTGAGCAACGACAGCAGCGAGGGTCTGACGAGGGAGCGGACCACCGGGCGGGGCGAGGCCCCACAGGACATGTTGAACAGGGCACGGAATTACATCCTGAAAACAAACGCCTTTGCCTGGTTTGTTGACAAACTTGACAAGTGCTTCTTTCAGGTGTATGATAGTGATTGGGACTAACGAGCCCCAGAAAGGAGAATTGACATGGACATCAACGCAATCACCAGCATCATCACCAGTGTTGGGTTCCCCATCGCGGCCTGTTGCTACCTTGCGTGGGACAGGACGCACATGATGAAGGAGTTCAACGAGAAGCTGGCGGAGAACACACGGGTTATTGAGAGCCTGAAGCAGCTGATATCCGACCTGCACCACGCGGAGAAGGGAGTGTAAACATGGCCGAAAAACTCAGTCCACAGGGGTACGTCCTTACAATGTCTCCAATCAACCAGAACCCCTTCTGGGGTGATGAACCATCGCCGGGCCCCGGTGGGTATGTTCCTCCTGGTGGCTCTACCGGCCAGGTTCTCGCCAAGGAGACTGACGCTGACTATGACACGCACTGGGTGAACCCGTTGGCCGGTCCTGCTGGCCCCGCCGGTCCCGCCGGCCCTAAGGGTGATAAGGGCGAAAAGGGCGAAACGGGGGAACAGGGCCCCGCAGGCGAGGGCGTTCCAGACCACACCGCCGCGGACGCCGGGCTGGTTCTTTCCGTAGCAAACGACGGAACGCTGGAGTGGGTTCCCCAGGTGAGTGCTGGCACAGACATCCCAAAGCCCACAGACAGCAGTGTACTGTTGGGTGACTATGCGGGCAACGCGAAGTGGCTTGACGCAACACAAGGTGACGGCGGGAAGGTTCTCACTGTTGTGGAACACGGGTCTGTGGCCCCAGTGACGCTGGAGTGGGTCAGTCCGCAGGTCGGGCTTCCGCCTCCGGCTGACGAAAACCTCTTTCTGGGATTGAACGACGCCCTTGAGCCACAGTGGAAGGACCCGTTTCCTGTGCCAACGGCTGACGGTCTGTTTCTGGGACTTAACGGTGAGCTAAAGCCCGCTTGGCTCCCTGTTCCTGAGCCCACGCAACCCGATGAGGTAACGCTCACGTCGGCGTCCATTGGAAACGTCCAAATTCACGACAGCGTTGTCACTGGCCTTACTGCCCCCACGGCAGACGGTGACGCCGCGACAAAGGCGTACGTTGACGCCACAGCCGCGTCTATGATGTACACCATTAAGACATTCAACAACCTGAAAAACGGAGGGACAATCGAAGGTGTGGACCTATCCAAGGCTGTGCTTGCGCTTGCACCGTCCCAGAACAAAACAGAGGGCGTTTTGGTTGGCGGGGTGTTTAGCGTGGCCGCCTCGTTCACGAAGGTAAACGGGTACGTGTTGCTGGCCAACAACGGCGCGCTTACACCCATCAACGTGCGGGTCACAGGGAACGCCGCCCCGTACACTGTTACGTTTACGGGTGTTGGGTCCATTTCGCTCTCATTCCTGGTAGGAGGGTAATATGAAGGGACACTGGCAGAGCCAAACCAGAAAACTGAATAGGCACTACCAGTCCGGCTCACGGGTTTTTGCTTACCCGTGGGCCATCCCTGGCTTTGTTTATGAGTACGGGTTCGGTGGAGCTCCGGGGTGCATTGTTCCGGCAGAGGACGGGAGAATCCGGGTTACGAGGCCAACCGCTGTTCCAGAAGTTTCCCCTGTGCGCTTGGGCGACGGGTTCTGGTACGACTTTCCGGTTCCCGTGGACCCCTACCAGGTCTTGGCTCCGATGTCTGGGAAATACTACTTTGTCACAAACGGCAGCGTTGTGCTACCGCGTCCCGCGTACGTGCAACAGGTGCTTGCCATGGCCGTTGTGCTGAGACTTTGCTTTAACTGTGACCCGGACTTCCCCGACGCCTACACACGGCCATATGATTCCTCAGCACAGATTCACGGTAAGTTGCCTAATGGTAGTGCTGAGGCCACGCTTTCGTTTAATGACTACCTAACATCGTGTAACATCCGGGCGTCCCACACCAAAGAAGACTTTGAAATCAGTGGCTATAATATAATCTGGGATGTGCCGCCGCCAAAGGTTGTCGCGCCAATTCCGCCAATAGGAAGCGGCACATATATCCTCCCGGCGGTGAGCGCCCCCAAAACACCCGACTGGAAGATGTCACTCGAAAGCCCGGTCTTTGATTCGCCGGACCCGTTTCCGCAACACCGTGGCGCGTACCCAATAATAGCTGACACTTATAGCTGGAAGGTGAAGGCCACGGCAGCGCTATTCTGGAGCCAACAACACCAGTACCCCGACCTAAACCAACCCAGCGGGTTTAAGTGGGTGGCGCGTTGACAGCTTATTGTGTTTGTGGTATAATGTAGTTGCTACCCAAGCACTAAGCGTGTGGACAGCGCCGTGGGAACGACCGAGGAAACCGGCCCGGGTTGTCACAGTCAGTCGTGGCTGAGTCACGCCACTGTTAGGAATGTAGCACAAAGCCCCCGCCCACCAGGGCGGGGGTTAATTTATTTGCTGACCACCAGGAGGCCCAGTAGCTCCAGGAACACGTCCCTGCATTCGGGTGTTTCAAACCGGCAAAGACCCTCCAGATAGTTTTTCTTCATCACCTTGATATAGGTGTTTGTGTTCACCAGCAGGGTTGTGCCCACCGTGTGGTCTTTTGTGTTCATCACGAAGTTAATCTTCTGCCTGGGGTCATGGCGTGTGGCGATGTACAGATAACCAGGCTGAGTGTACCAAGCACCGTAAGTAACGCCGTCCCTGGTGATGTTGAACCTGGTGTACTTGGGGCCGGCCACCTTCTCGATGAAGTTTGTGTCGTCGAAGATGTACTCGTTGCGGCTGGAAGAATCAAGCTCACTTTGCCCTTGAAACGCTCTACCAATGGGTGACTCGTCCAAGGCGGCTGACGCGTCTGGGTTATACATCTGCTCCATCACCCAGCCGTCGCCTCTAAGGAACCTTGTGTCGGGCCTAAGGCGCTTATTGATTCCCATGGCCAGGTAATACGGATTCAGGGTGGAATAGGTGTTCCCTACAAGAAACACGTCAATGTCCCTTGTGTGCTTTCCTTCACCCCGGGCCACCGAAATGCACACGGAAATGAATTTGGTGATCTCCCTTGGAAGATACTTGTTGTCAGAGGTCTGAAACTCGTCAAAAAGGATGTACCGGGCGTCCACGAAGGTGGAGCTGTACCTCCGGATGGTTTCATAGCCATTCAGGGCCAGCCCGTAGCCGCAATGCTTTCCATCCAGGTAAAGGGAAAGATAGAGGTCCTTCCCCACCACATCCTCAGTCATATTGCTGTCCCTGAATTGTGGGTCTACTTGCTTGATGTCAGAAATGAAGTTTGTCGCTATACCGGACAAGTGTTTCTGGTATCTGGTCAAGTATATGAATTTTGTTCCGTTCTTCACAAACTTCCTAAGAAGCATGCGCTTAATACCAAAGCTCTTACCACCGGTCCGGTTCCCCACGATTAGCCGGTACATGGGCTTCTTTCCTTTTATGTCCAACATTGTTAGGATTTTGTCTGGGTAATAAAACCCGTTCTTGATACCCATAAAATCAATAGCCTCCTTAGTGCATAACGTATTCCTGCGGAACCAGGACACACCCGCCTTCAACCTGCATGGGCCGAAGTTTCAGTTTCACCGGCTCCCCGTTCTCGTGGAATAGACGGAACCCCGGTTTTAGGTCTGTCAGGGAAATTCTCCCACAGTGCAGTTGCCGAAGCACCTCACCCTTTGTCTTGCTGTCCATACCAGCACATTTAAGGTTGTCACTGTCCACGTTGTTTCCGGGCTCATCGATAATAACGTGCTCGTAGTAGGTCTTTTGCCTGATGAAGATGGCTCTATCCCAGTTGCTTTCTCTAACCCACTGAGAATACCCCGGCCCGTCAACCTGGGGCCCAGTGATGCTCTCACCAACGTAGTGAACGCTGTCCGTGTCACAGTAGCAGAACCGGTCGCCTAACTGGTCAATCATGTCAAACAGAAAGCGCCTTGCGTACGCCGTAATGAACGTACCGATTGGCATATAAAGCGGTGGCCGGTCGTCTTCTTGCTCTATCTGAAACTTTACGCCCCTGTCTATACCTGTTGCAATCTTGCGAAGCCCTGTGATTTTCTGGGCAAACTTCCCGTACAGGTTGTTGAGGTATAGCTTGGCCTGCTGTCTCTTTGCGCCCTTACTGGCGCTCTTTTGCTTGAAGAACCGGTCGACGTACTTGTCGAAGAAGCCCTTGTGGCTCTTGTAGCAGTACCCGCCAACCCATTCGATGTAGTCGTCAACAATGTCGTAGTGCTTCAAAAACACCTCCAGGTCTATGCACGTCATGGTCATTTCAACGGGTTCGTCATAAACCCGGCCTTCATACTCCACAGCACTTTCCCGGATGTATTCTGTTTGACCGTACATGAAGTTGCCCTTTAGCTGAACGGTGGGTTGCATCCCCTCCTTTACCTTGAAGCAACACTTGAACCTTACAATGTACAGAGGCCGTGTGCTGTCGTATTTGTACTTTCCGTCAAACCACTTGCCCTTGCCGTAGGGGTAGACGTTGTGGTGAAGAACACCGTCAGACAAATAGTACCCGGTAGAGTGCATCATCGACGGGTAAAGGCTTCTGACGTCGTGCGTGAGGCCCGGGGCTTCAATCAGCTTTCCCTGCCAAATGGGGTTTACCATGCACACGCCCCCCTTGTACGAGCTGTGGGCAAAGTCGTGCTCTTCTGTGCTGATTACTTCGCCCTGGTCGTTAAACTCTCTGAGGTCTGGGAAATACTTTCTGAATTTTCCATTGCCACCCATCATTTCCTTAAACGCGGCCATGCAGTCAGACCCAATGGTTATCTTGTCCATGCCGGCCTTGTACCCATGGTGCAGAGCCTCCCCAAGAATGCGGACGTCGTTCTTGATGTACTCGACTTCTTCGCGTGTCAAAGGCTGACCAGGGTTGCGTTCCTCGCAGTAGTCAATGCTCAGCTTCTGATACTTTGTTCCAAAGGATTTGGCCATCCCCGCGATGGTTCCGGGGATTTTCTTCAAGCTGTCCCGAAACTCTATAAATTGCGTCTTGTTTTTAACGTTACGAACCTTCACCGTGTACAGTGCGCCACTGTCGCTCATGCACATGGTAAATTGCTTCTCTCCCGGCTTCCTGTCGCTCGTGTAGGTGTACCCGTTGAACAGCAGATAGTACAGGATGAAGCTGGCGTCAAACTTTAGGTTGTGAAAGTAGATGATGCAGTTCCCCAGGGTCTGAATGTATTTCCAGAACCCGTCAATGGTTGTGCTCACTTCAACATTCTCTATGTCGCTGATGGGGCAAATGGCCCAGGCCCAAACCCAGGTCTTCCCCTCAGCGATTGCTTTTTCTCCGGCTCTTGTCTCAAAGTCCGCAGCATAGATTTTACCAAACCCCAACATCTTCAACTTCCTCCCAGTCTGTCTCGCCCCAAATGGCGGCGAACCCCTCATCGTTCAACAGGTCTTTAAGGTCAAAGTAACGGATAAGTGCGTCAAGGTTGTCCAGCGCTGTTCCCTGTTCAGAGTCAAACAGGATGTTGAACAGCTCCACATTTTGTTGCCTGATTAGCTTAAGAACGCCAATGGCCCAGTTGTTGCCACGTTCGTTTATCCTGGCCCTGATTGCCGCTCTAACCTTTTCACCGGCTGGCGTTGCCGCCGCGACTCTGTCAAGCGACTTGTTGAAGTTGCTTAGCATTATCAGGTTTTTCCAGTCGAAGTACCAGTCCTTCTTGTTCTTTAGAATGTCCTCCCGCCGCTCAAGAAGCCTTAGTAGTGACTCTCTTTTGCCTGGGAGGTGCTTTAGTTTAATTGGGTCCCCGCCGCGCTCTTTGGCTAACTTGTTGAAGGCGTTTATTGTCTTGTAAAGACGTTCAATGTCGGCCTCAGTTATCTTTTCTGTCTGGTCGATTCTTGGGTCAACCGCCGGGAACATGGCTCTGATTTTTTGCAGTCTGAGCCGGTCAATCTCACCGGCTGTGGCTTTCATCATAAGCTCCCACGTCTCTTGGGGAATAACGATTCCCCTCTGCTCCCAGGCTTTCCGGCGCCTATTGGCGGAGGCGACAGCCGCTTTCTTGACTGCCGCCCCTCTTTTCCGGTTGGCCCTGGCCTTAGGGGAGACTTTGTACCATTCGGGGTCTCTCATGTACCAAGGTTTCCGTGCCATAGCCGTTCTCCTTTCTTATTCGGGTAGGTCCCCGCCTTCGAGGCTCATCTGAATGAACTCTTCCAGCTCGGTGACCATAATGCACACCTTTCCGTCCTTCTGAGGTGAGAGAAAGCCGTCGATGAGCACCGTGCTGACCGCGCTTCCGCTCTTGGTCTTGCTCCACGTGAGGCTTGTTACGGCCTCCTTGGCGCCCTTGCAGAGCGTGATGTTCAGGAAGCTGTTCACCCAGCCCCCATCACTCTGCTTCTGCCCTATCTGGGTGAAGTATCTCCACCGCTTCCCATCGTTGTCCTTCTTGGCATACAGCTTGATTTTTCCGTTGACGTTCATGATGTTTTTCCTCCGTAAATATTTGATTTCTTTCATTCCTTGTTCGTCAGCCATCCTGGCCAACCGGCTCAGCTCTTACCACATCACCATTTTTCTCGTTCTCCCTCCCCAGGTATTTGCGGGCTACCCAGCAGCAGTCGGCGAACAGTTCCTCATCGCTGGGCGCTACGTCCATGTCAATTAAGACTTTCATACCGTGCCTCCTTTCACCTTGTCCTTGGTGTTTACGTACAGGCTGTTTTCGGCCATCAGCTTACACCGCACTTCCAGGTCAACGCCCTTGTCAAAGTCCAGAACCTCCATAGGGTCCAGCATGGTGAGGTTGTTAGCCCCCTGCCGGCTCCCAATAAAGCTCTCGGTGCTGGTGCCCAGCGTGGGCGTCCAATTCCAATACTTGGTGTCGGTGTCAAACTCGACATGTAGGTGTCTACCTGTTGTGTACTTGCCTGTGTTGCCGGCCAGGGCAATGACCTCACCCTGTTCTACCCAGTCGCCCGCAGTGCACACGGTCGCTTGCAGGTGGAAGTATCTGGCAATCAGGTCACCGTACTGCACTACCAGGGTGCCGCCCAACACCTTATCTACCCCGGTAAATAGCACCCTGCCGTATCCGCTGGCTCTCACCCTCCAGTCGCCGTTCGTGGCAACTATGTCCGTCCCGTAGTGGTTGAACCCAAACCGGTTCCGGTAGGCGCTGTTCATGTAGCTTGCCGTGATTTTTCCGCTGCTCAGCGGGGACAATAGCCCGTTAGTCATCATAAATCCCTCCCTTGTAAAGCCACTCAATGACGGTTTCTGCAACCTTCGCAATGGCTCGCTTGTTTGGGTGCTTGGAGCCGATTCTGTTGGTGCACCACTTGCATAAGTTGGTTGTTTCGGCCAGCTCGCGTGGGCTGAGGGCTCTTTCACTTTCAAGACCCCCGCCTGACCTGTACACAACCATTATTTGTCTTGGCACGTTTAGCAGGCGCACATAATAGCACCCACCGTCTTCTTCAATCACAATCTTTGTGGACCCTGCCGTTTCCTCTAACAACGTTTTTATCACTTGTTTTCCACCCCTATCGCTTACTTGCAAAGAATTTTGTAGACCGCCCCGACCATCAGAAAGAACACCGCCACACACACTGTCATTTCCACTTCGTATCACCTCCTTACAATTTATATTATACACCACGGTGCGGTGAATTGCAATGGTTTTTTGATTACAAAATGGTTACAGAAACGGTTACACTCGGTTACAAATTGTAACTATTTGGCCGGTGTTGGCAAAGGCCCAGAGTTTGGTGGCGCTTGTTAAAATTTTGTCACTTGGTTACAAAACGGTTACAAAAGGTTACAAAATGGGGGGCAGTTTGTAACCGAATAGGCTTGTATTATACCTT